GTTTGGTATTAAGGAATCTATGGCCAATGCAGTTGTAGATTCAGCTTTAAATGACCCTCGTGTCATTGAAAGTAAAAGTTATTTGGATACTGCAACAAAAGATATTATTGAAATGTCCACTTCATTTAAGAAAATGCTCAGCAAAGTTGAAAATCTTTTGCCCTCAAAAGAAAATTCCACCTTGGTGTTGGCAACCTTAGAATTTGCTATAGGTGCAACATCTTTATTTTGGGCTCTATGCCGTATTGAAGACGGTTTTACTCAAGGACTAGTTCTGACATCCTTTATGTCAGCAAGAAGATTGCTGTTTACATCGCAATCAATTTATGTTGCTGCTGCTTTTGGTCTAATGCGAATTATTGATCATGCAGCTAAAGAAGTAGATAAATTCTACGCACAATCTGGCGATGACCGGAAAGCCGTTAACACTGGAGTATTTACCATGATCTATGAATTTATATGTTCCATGGTGCCAGATGTTCCTGCCCTTAGTCCGTCACAAAAGAAGAAGATGCAAGATTATGGAACCGAAGTTTCAGCTTTAAAACATTCTGTTGACTTGTTTAAATTGTTTAAACAAGGATTGGAATGGGTTCGAGTTGAAGTTTTAGGATTACCACCAGCAGATGCCGATGCAAAGTTGCTCGTTGATGAGATGGCAACCTGGATTGAATCTGTGCGAAGCTTAATGTCTGAAGATCTTATTAGACAAATTATGAGTAATCATGATATGGCCGCCCGTTTAAAAATGAAATTATGGGAAGGTCATCGATTGCAAGCTCGTGCCACAAAACTCAAAATCCCCTCCGGAGCCCTACAGAGCTTCACTAGTACTATGATGAAACTAGGGAAGTTTGAAGATACTATCTTCGTCAAATTACGTTTAGACGTTGGTAGAGTTAGACCTTGCTTTGTCCATATTTTTGGAACACCAGGACAAGGAAAGACCATTCTTTCGCAGATCTTAACAGCGGACCTGTATGCAGCTCTAAACCCCGGAGTTGTTCTATCTAAAACCGGTATGGTTTTCGATTGGAACACAGATACTGAATTTTGGGATGGTTATTTTGGCCAATTTGCTTTACATGCAGACGATATTTTCCAAAAGGATGATGCCGAAGAGCGTACTAGAATTGCTGCTGAACTCGTCCATTTGGTAAATGATGCCACATATCCATTGAAGATGGCAGTTGCTGAACAAAAAGCTAGCAATTTCTTTACTAGTAGACTTATTGTTTGGACAAGTAATGCTCCTGCTTTACCGTCCAATTGCCACCTAGAAGACGTTGTTGCCTTTAATCGTCGTGTTGACATACGTATCGAAGTTAAAATCCGTAAGGAATTTGAAAAGAAAGTGTGGTTAGCAGATGCGTCAGGTAAAATGCGTGAAGTAACAATCGCAAATTTAGAGAAAATTCGTCAAGAAGGGAAAGATTGTAATCCTTCGGTTTATCACATTTATTTATATGAAGAAGGAAAGAAGCGTGAAATCAATTATGGTGAACTTGTAAATCTAGCCTTACATGTTTTGAAGGAATATTCAAACAAAGAAGGTTCCACTTGGGATCGTATCATTAAAACAGTGAATGGACGACCTGAAGCAGTGAATGAAAAAGTTTTGGATGATATTATCAAGTCTCGTATCTTAGAGACTCATGATAAAGAATTTGAAAAAGAAGTCCAAAAACAAAAGGAACTCGAGGAACAAGCTCGCATAGATAAGGAAACTGCTGAAATTAATGCAAAGATTGAAGAAAGGGCTCAATTGTTGGCAATTGCTCGTGAAAAAGAAAAAGAAGCCAACAAAATGGAACTGAAGGTCGTAGGAACAAATGACGATCTTGGTCAACCTTTGATCAAAACTGAACCCAAGACCGAAGAGAAAATGGTGGCAGAAATGAAAATCGTTTTCTCACAAAACTTGAACATGACTGATCGCGATGGAAGCAATGTTCCTCTTATTTTTGAAGAATTTGATACAATAGCAAATGCAAATCGTTACTATAAGATTTGTAACCGTTTGTATAATGAATGTTGTTCTATCGCTAAGAAAGATGGTGTGTTGAACAAAATTGATCGTGATCATTTACATCAAGCCTTTAAGAAATCTTTTGAAATTCAGTTACGAAGGGGAGACTTTTCCGACGATTCTGTGTGTACTAATACAATTATTTACAACGCCATTAAGGACATACCTCACAGAGCTTGTGCTAGTGAAATTTTACAAGCTTTGACAGAAGATGAACGCTCCTGTCTAACTAAATATGGCTTCTTATTTGTAGCTCAAATGTTTCCTCAAAGAACACGTGATTTGCCTTGGGGAGAGTTAAGTATTTTAATGTATGAAGCTCGTATGTTCGCTTTCTTAAACAATTATGACTCGGAACAAGAAAATTGGCTCTGTAAACTATTTTGCCAACGTTACATGTGGGGAGAAGAAACCAAAGATATTGTTTCTAATCCTATCTCTTCATATGGTGATTCACTGCCAAAATACAACTCCTCTCTGCCTCACTTTCCTAAACCTTCAGTTGTTAGTGATCCCAATTCATTACTACAAGTTGCTTTGTCACAAAATCCAGCAACCACACATTGTCGGTTGTCTCAAGGACCAAACGGTAGCGTCAAACGCAAGTCTGACGATGTCATATGGGAGGAAGGAACTAGTGAAAACCCTTACTATTCCGAATCTGGTATGTCTGATCCCGGATATGCTATTTGTAGATTGGGATGGATGGCACAAAATTATGCGCAAAAGAATGGATTAAACAAGGGTCAAACTGATTGGTTAATTCAACGAGTGTTTCATAGATATTTCGTTGAAAATCATACGACGTTGCATATTTCTCAGAATATGATAGATATGCCAATGCCTGCAGGAACTCCTGGAGAAAGCTATCCAGTGATACAATTAGATCCGCAAACTGGAGATATTCCATTTAGTTACGTCAACCCATTCGATGCTTTTGCTATTGATCCTCCTTATGAAACTGAAATGTTCTCCGCAATAAAACGTATCTTGCCATTCTCTAGAGCCGAGGATTATGATGAAAAGACAATCTTTGTTGTTGAGGAGATGGAATACAGACCTTTGAAAGCTCCTATCGTAGAAAACGCTCCCGAAAGCGTATCTGAGGAATTGAAGGATCTTGTAAACACATTGAACAAGAATCCGCCAGGTTCTATAAAACAAAATTATGAATTGTACAAAGTCTCGATACCCGAACATTTCTGGAAAATAGGAGCAGCTATTTTGTCTGTTGTTTCTATACTGGGAATTGGTATCGCCATGTACAAAATATTTACCAAAGTAAATCTTAAAGCAGAAGCATTGACATCAAGTGGAGATCCTCAAACGCGTACACCAAATCATCGCCGTACTAAAACTTCCTTCCCTAAAGGAAAAGTGATAAATCTGCGACAAATGAATGCCCAAAGATCTGACTCTAATGCCGAATCTATTATTCTATCTGTTCGCAAGAATTTGGTAAAGATGGAATGGACTGATAAAGAACAAACGGAACGTTATGGGTTAGTTCATGGAACTATGTTGAAAGACAGATTGGGAATTACCGCTTTGCACTTTTTCGCGAATCGTCCTGATGAGTTGGAATACTTGCGATTTGAAACGAATAAAGGCGAAGTCTTCTTGGTTATTGTTGATGATTTAGTTGTCAAAAGTATCGCTGAAGATTTAGCTTCTTTCCGAATTAAAGTAAACAATGTGCCTATGTTTCCTGATATTATGCACCATCTCAACTCGGCTGTCGATTACAACACAAATGTTTCAGATGTCACTTTAGTGCGATCTAGCAATGAGGTGAGCACTTCGGGAACGGCTACTCTGGAAGAGTCTGTGACCTATACAGACCGAGCCAGTAATGTCGAGGTTGAATTAGCAAAACATGCAATTGTCCAAATCAGTTCTTCGAGTGGAGATTGTGGTAGTCCCTATGTACTTAGCAATTCTCGAGTTCCTAAAAAGATTATTGGATTGCATGTGGCTGGAAACGGTCGTAAGGCCGTTTGTCATTTGTTACCTAGCTTGGATGAAATTGAAGCCGGTTTGTTTTCCGAAAGTCGAGTCCCCCTTAAATTCCCTGGTGCGCTCAAAGTCATCAAAACAGTGGAGAAAGACGAAATGGTCAGAATGCCAAACAAGACTCAAATCATGCCTAGCTTAATCAGTGATCTGTTGGTGACTCCACCAACAACGAAACCTGCTGCTCTTAAACCATTTTTGATGGATGGAGCGGTACGAGCTCCAATTCAAATTGGTATAGTCAAGTTTGATAAACCTAGTATTACCTTGACTGATGAAGATCGTGAAATTATGCATGAATGTGCTGAAGCTTTGGCTGCTCACATTCCAAAGCCTGTTAAACCTTGTATTCTGACTACCCATCAAGCTATCAATGGAGTCAAACACTGGAAACATATGGCTAAAATAAATTTTTCTGCCAGTGCTGGATATGGGAAACAAAACCGTCCTGGTAAAGGTAAATGGCCTGATTATGAATGCACTCAATGTAGTGCTCAGAAGTTGTGTGATTGCAAAGATGCTGAATATCGACCTACCAAAGAATTTGGAAGTGAAATAGAGCGTGATGAACAAAAGATACGACGTGGTGAAGTGCCTGATTGGGTTTTTACCATGTTGTTGAAAGATGAACGCCGGCCAATTGAAAAAGTGGACCAAGGGAAAACACGACTTTTCTCGGCAGCTCCTCACACTCATTTAGTTCTCACAAGAAAATATTTTGGCGCATTGTTGGAAGCACTGCGAGATGATCCATCTGGTACTTTCAGTGCGGTAGGTCTTAATCCACATTCTCAACAGTGGAAAATGCTTTATGATCGACTAACACGATTTGGTGAAGCGACCAAGTTTCTTCCTGGAGACTTTGAAGGATATGACGCTACTATTCCAGAAATTGTTTCACTAACAATCTTAGAAGCCGTGCATATATGGTTTGGAAAAGATATTACACAAGAAGATCATGATGCTATTGATCAACTTTGGAAAGGAACTTATTGGGGTAAATATATTATTTTGGAATATATATTTACCTTTGAAGAAGGACGCGGTGGTTCAAATCCTTCAGGAGGTGGAGCAACCATTGATTACAACAATATGGGAAATGTAGTTGTACATTCCTTTTCTGCCACTAAGCACGCTCGCTTGTTAGGAAAATTGGCCGGTTTATTACTCATTAATGGAGACGTTACCAAGTTGCTAGATCGTCCCGGACATGAAGAATACCATATGGAATTGATATGTAGGGCGAGACAAATCAACTTAGACACAGCATACTACTTGTGCCATTTTACCCCATGGACTTGGTGGAAAGATTTTGAATTTACCGCTACAGGAGACGATCATGTTGAAACCTATGGAGGAACTTGGTATACCATGGGTGATAAAGCATACTGGATTTGCTATCTTGGAATGAAATACACTGATACTAAGAAACGTCCACTTGATTCTAGCTTAAAATGGTTTACACTCGACACACTGAATGAGGTGACTTATTTAAAACGTTCTTTCAAGCCCATTAACGGACTAGTATATGCGCCCTTAGAATTTGAAGTCGTTGTTGAAATTCCACATTGGATACGTGACACATATGTTGATCATCGCATAGCCACAACTCAAAATTGTGAAGCCAGTTTACGAGAAATGTTTCATTACGGCAAACAAGCCTTTGACTCATACCGGCGTCTCTTAAATGGGTATCTCACTTCTCGTGGATGTCCTGTTATGAATGTTAAATCATGGCATAGTTTGATGTCTGATTTCTTGGGAGGTGGTTTTGGAGATCTTCCAAACACCATCGAGGCACCTGAATTAGTTGCATCAGGAGTTACTTTAGCTCCTGGTCCATTTAGCGCTGAATCTGATACTCGAAAACGCAAAGAACCTGAGAACGAAAAGTTCTATTCTGAAATGATGACTGATAATGTCAATGAACCTACAACGGCGGTCGAAAGTGGAATTACTTCATTTGGAGACACACGTACCGTTGAGGAACTACCTTCAGTAGGTGGTTTACTCATAAACAACGATCCGTATCCTGATCAAGGAGTTGCCAAAGTGTTGTCTCGTAATTTTATTGTTCAAGAATTCACTTGGAGTGGAACCGATGCGAGAGGAACTTTCCTTGCTGGAGCTATTTTTCCATATTCCTTATGGCAACGACCTTTTATTGCCAGAATTATTGAAAATTTCAAGTATTTTAAAGCAGATGTCAAGGTTTCTGTGCGTGTAAATTCTACAGCGTTTCATCAAGGACAATTGTTGGTAGCTTGGGTACCTGGATACAATCCGGATAGTTCTGCAAGTTATCGTATGACCAATCTACAAAACGCTAGTCATTGTGATAGTGTTATAGTGAGCGCCGGAGTATCTAACGTTGCTGAATTCACAATTCCTTATGTTGGCGCTACGACTTTCATTGACACAACTAAGCATGCTGACTCAACTAATGGCTTGATAGGAACGGTACAAATTTTTGTCCTAAGTCCATTGAAAGTAATTTCGAGTACAACTACTCCACATCTTCACGTAACAGTAAATGCTGAATTTGTCAATCCTAAAGTTATGGGAATGCGTTATGTTTCTCAAATGCAGTCTGAACGTAATATGCGTGATGCCAAACACACCATGAAGGAAGTCTTGAATGTAACAGCTGATGCTTGTGAAACCATAGGTAAGGTTGGTTTTAATGTGCCACAAGGTATTGCTATGGGTGCTAGATTAATTTCAGCTAGCATGTCGAAAAACACTTCAGTTGCGGCACCTACTTACGTACTAGCTAAACCTACGGCAGATTATTGTCACACATCAGGACTAGAGATGACCCAAAAATTGAGCTGCGATCCTGAAAACCATGTGGCAGTAGATACCACTATATTTAGGACGGATGTTGATTATGATATGTTCGAAAATTACAAGAAATTGCCAGGTATAGTTCGGAACTTTTCCTGGGATGACACTAAAAATCCTGGAGCGTTAATTACCTCATTTCCTGTATACCCTTCATTGGCTGAAATTACTACGGAAACAGATCTGGCTGACAATTCTTTTACAGTTGGCTGGGTTTCTCCTGTAGGCAATATTGCTAGATTTTTCCAATACTGGACTGGTTCTTTGAAATTCAGTTTGCATTTTGTGACTAGTAAATTTACCACAAGTCGAATTCGTATAGTCTGGACTGATGATATTCCACCTAGCACTGACGTAGGAGGAGGAAACGTTATATCAGAAATTGTAGATATCACTGGAGATACTGTTTACAATTTTACTGTCCCATTCCTTAAAGATCGATTGTGGATGAAATATGATATACCTGGTGTTTCAACAGATCCAGAAAATGCTCGTTTCAACGGATGGATTAGTTTGTATCTCATTAACACTGTCACATCTGGTGAAACTATTAGTGACACTAACATTGACTGTAATGTTTGGATGGCCGGAGCCTCTGATTTTAGAGTGGCACGTCCAACTTCTCGTTTGATGAATGCCAATACATTTACAGCCAAGAAACAACCTTGGTATCCTACCACAGGAGTATCTACAAAAGAAAAACGATTTTATAGTGAAATGCAAACAACAACTCACTTTCCTCGAGAACTATTCAAAACTGAATTTAAAGCAATTATTCCCGCTAGTGCCACTATAATTGAAGGTATCAATATGGGTGAAGAAATTACTCGATGGACTCAATTGTTCAAACGTTACACTTGTTACTACAGCAATTCAACAGCACCAGCAAATTCGGAATTTTATATTGCTGTCAACACTCTTGTAACCGGTGGTCGATCATCTAGCAGTGAAAACTATGTTACTTTGTCCGCAAGAGACGACGCCTTTGCTTGTTTTATTCAATCCTTTCTGTTTTGGAGAGGAAGCTTTCGATTGAAGTTTCTACCATTGTATTCCGTCTCTCCTGGTTCATTACGAGTCTTTAACAGTCATGAAGACATGGCATCTTCCACATTGATAGCAAGTCCTTTTGAAGGCGCTACCTTTAGTGATACCATAACCCGACTTCCACTTGAAATTGAAATACCTTTTTATTTCCCTTATGTTCTTAGTGGAACCTCTTTTCCTAACGAAGTAGGGTCAGACAACTACCATTTTGAAACTCATTATGGCGTTCGTTACGACTGGTATTCTGTTTCAGGTAACACAATTACCATGGACATTTACCAAGCCCTTGGAGACGACTTCTCTATTGGGTATCCTAGTTCAATTCCCGGAGTAGTAGTAACCTATACTCCAGCCCTTAAATCTATTGACAACAATAGTCGCGCGGCAACCGGCGCGTCCAAACCGGCAACTTTCCAATTTTAATTATAGCAAAGAGAATATTTTCTCTGTCTACTAGTTTCAG